ATCTATTATTTGCCACTTATTATCTCTAAACGCATAAGCTAATAATGCTGAAGGGTCATTCTTCTCATTTGCCGTATAAGCAGGGTCAATAACAAAATCTACAACTGTTTTTTCGTCTACATATTTAGTATGGTCTATTTTAAACCAATCAGCCTTTATCATTCCCGAATTAATTGGTGTTGGTGTCTGCATAAGCTGTCCTGCGTAACCATAGCTGCCCAATGCTTGTTTATAATCATCTAATATGTCTCTACTAAACCTATCTGACCAAAATAAACCATTTTCATCATAATTATCTTCTAATTCAGTAGGCTTGATGTCATTTGATAGTTCTGCAGGAATACATATATGCCTATACTTCATTCTTGATTCGTGTCCTATTAAGAACCCACTTAAATCGTTTTCGTGTATTCTTTGCATAATAACAATACGAACTCCTGTTAATGGATTATTAAGTCTTGAGTAGAATGTTGTTCTATACCATTCGTTTGCATTTTCTCTTTCAATCTCTGATGCTGCATGTTGAGGCGACACAGGGTCATCCACAATAAGGAAGTCCCCTCCTTGCCCCGTAACAGTTCCCCCTACAGAAGTAGCTCTTCTTACTCCCATAAAATTGTTTTCGTATCTCGCTTTTAGATTTTGGTCTTTTTTAATGTGGAATATATCTCCCCACCTATCTTTAAACCATTCTGAAGTTATAATATCCCTACTTCTTGTTGCGTGTTCTATAGAAAGGTCTGCCGAGTAAGAGGCTGTAATGAATCTAAGCTTAGGATTCTTTATCCAAGTCCATACAGGGAACATAACAGTTACTAATATAGATTTTGTACTACGAAATGGAATATTAATTACAATATCCTTCGTTTTAGGTTTGTTTTCGTTTATTCTCTCTGCTTCTTCCTGAAGAATATCACAAAGATATTTATGATGCCAATTAGTAGAAAGAGGAATAGAAGGCTCAATGATATGCCAAGCTCTTTTAAAAAACTCATAGAATGATAATTCGCATAACTTCTTTTCTAATGCTTCCTGTATAGGGTCATTAGTTTTCTCCTTCAATTTCTTTCAATTTAGCTTTAATGTCATCAATAGATATATTATCATTGAAGTCTATCTTGATTTTCTTGGATGTATTGTCAGTTATTTCGTTAGATGAAAGTTTAGGAACAGTATAATTCATTAATTTAGTAATAGCTCCTATATAAGCCTCTGGGCTTTCTTCAAACAACTTATCTAAAGCTATTTTGATTTTATATGAATGACCTTCTAATGCCCAAGCTAAAGCTGACCTACTCATTTGTGTTATTTTATTAGGTTCCCCCTTTTTTCTTCCATTAGGATTACTAAGGGTTGGTGGATTTTTTTTTGTAATTTTTTCTAGCTCAATATTACTATCCATTACTTTTTTTCTGAGTATTCGTCTTTTATCTTTCTCTTCCATATATTTATATTAAAGTTTTTTTATAGAGTTCGCTAGTTTATCAATGTACTCATCTAGTTCTTCATCTAACATAGCAATAATAACTTCATCATTACTTTTATCTTCTATAATTTCTTCTTCTTTATTGTATGTAAATGAAATAACCATATCTTCTTCTCCTTCTCTCTCTATTCTGACTTCTAATTTACCTTCCATGTGAAGCTCTTCCATCATAGATTCGGTAAAGTTGAAGTTATAGTTCACTTCCGCATACTCTTTCTTTTTATCCTCTACCTCTTCAGTATATTCTTCTTGATTGGCTGATTGACACTCTTCCATTGTTTCATAGATACATTCTCCTGTCTCTCCCCATCTGATTTTTCCTTCTTCGCATTTTTCGCAAGGCATAATTTTATTTTTTTATTTTTTTATGATTGTCTGCAATCTTTATACAGTATAAGGGTAACACCTGTAATCGCTGCTGCCGTTACTGCAGTAAAATCTCCCATAATTGTTTGACCGTTTACATACTTTGCGCCTACAATGGACGTACAACCGGCTACTGATATGTTAGTTGCACTTAAAGCGCCAAACACTTGCATAGGTCTATTTACAGAATCTCCACAATAAAGTACATCTATCCTCCAAACTTTATCTCCTGTTCCTGCGGCCCAATCTCCTTCTTCCCCTAACACCTCTATTGTTCCGCACTTACAATTCTGTTCGTATAATAAATCCGCGCTATATATTGGCGCTACATTTGTTGTTATGTTGCTTGGCTCTGACATTTTTTTATATTTTTTATTTCAAGCTACAAATAAACGAAAATATTTTATATATGCTACGAAGTTTGTGGAAATTTGCCTTTAACTATAACCATTACTATATATATAACTATTACTATAAGGGTATAGTGAACCCTTAAGCAACCCTTTACCAACCCTTTAATATAAAATCCTTTTCCACCTTCAAAATATATTTAGATTTCCCAAAACTTCTTTGATATGTCAAATAAATCCTTTACCTTTGAATCCTATAGGATATGCTATTGCTCATATCGCAATTAACATATCTAATACCAAACTATATGTTTAAAATAACTATCGGAAGACTCACAATACAGCTTATTCCACCTAAAATAACCTTTAAATTATAAAATTGGATTTGAAAACTGAGTGTGGGTGTGTATATGCTCAAAGAAGGTGTGTAGTATGATTGACGGAATCAGCTCCTCCCCCACCGATATTTACCTCAATTTCAGCTCCTCCCCTGCTCATTTTCAACACTTTAAACTGCCAAATTGTCCTAAAATTATGACAAAATAAATGTAGAAAATGCTATTTTTTGCTTGGCTTGGCGTGGTTTTCTGCTTATTCTGGGCAATAATATCGTATTTGTCAGAGTTTAGACATAAAAAGCTTGTGCAAGTCTGCAGGAAGCAAGCTATTAAGCCCTAAAACATTAATAAACTTATATATCATACAAACTAATTTAAGCACGTTTAAAGGCTTCAACTATCTCAACCCATACCAATACACCAAACAACACTATAAAACCGCTTAAAGCATAAAAAAACCACCTATTAAGGTGGCTTTAGTTAATTGCAACAATGCAAGACAATACTAATTCATATCATAACTGCAAGTATACTATCATTGATGTCGCTTTTTGGTGTACTCATAGGCGTAAAGGTTTTAATTAATATTAATTTTATATATTTAAGTCGTCTCTATGGTGGGTTGTATCTGTGTAATTGTTAAATATTGCGTTACTCTCATTAATCCAGTCATCTCTTTCATCACACCAGCATGAACAATTCTCGCAAAGAGTTTCTTGGTCTACTTCTGAATGGTGGCAGTCGTCCTCGTGCATACTATCACCGCATTCCTCACAACACAATGTTTCCGCGTTGGTGTTCGTTCCGTCCGTATTACATAGGCATACCTCGCCATCAGTATCAGTACTCCAATCTTGCCCATCTAATCCTTGAAAAGTGTCGGCATAAGGGTAATATTCAAATTCTAACGCGTCTACGCCTTCTATTAGTTTAGGGTTAAAGTTGTCTGGCGGTGTCGTCCCTACTCCCGATTGAGTAATTAAGCTACCGAAATGAGCGGAAGAATAACAATGTATTGTTTTGTTTAACTGGGTGCATACTTCATTCCATACTTGATGTTGGTATTTTGCCCGTACTTCATCTGAACCACTTAAGGAGTCTGCGATATAGATTCTGTCTAGGTAATTATCAGAGCCGTCTGCCCATAGTAACGCCCGCCCATACATATTTCCGTCTGTATCCTCTAGAATTGCTATCCTTTGACCCTCTGTTTTGGCGTATACCTCAAAATATGCCTTTGGTCGTCCCTGCATACATGACATTTGACTAGATAAAAAAGCCATTTTTCCGTTATCGTTTAATTGATCCTTCTGCATATTATAAAAAGTCGGTATCGTGTCGGCCTCGTAAAGTTTTACCGATAGTTTAACACTAGATTGAAACTCTTGCACAAATTTAGTTCTTAGCGCGTCCACTAAATGATTGTCTTTTTTGTTGGAATTGATAAGAGTGTCAAAAAACTTAGTCGGCTTAGTGCCTGAAAAGAATTTTTGTCTGTGTTCTCTTTTTGTTGGGCTTATTTTTACTCCTGTATTCTCCAAAACCCCTAGTATTTTTTTTTCTGTGATATAAGAAATTTGCATCTGGTTCGTTT